AAACACCAATCATAGCGTTCATAGCACGCCGATTAGCGGCAGCGCGACGGCGCGCTGCTTTACTCTTAGGCATATTCACTCCAAAGAAGTTACGGGTCGAAAAACCGACCCTAGGTAAAGAAATCAGATACGTTGGTATACCCAACGTAAACGGGTGTTAGATCACCTTGGTCCTGCGTCGCTCCAGGGTTTCAAAGCCTGGAAGTTTACACACCTGTGAAACAACCGAACTTCGCAAAAGAGACTTAACGGGGATCCTAGCCCAGGAATCCCCACCACTACTGAGTGCTGCTTGGGCTGCACGAAGGAAATCCACGTCTTCTGAAAGGAGTCGGAGCAAGACCTCCTCCAGATAAGGATCGTGGTTCTTTAGCCACTGACAAAATTCCCTAAAAGAAGGGTGTTCATCAGCGTCCTCCCATTGCTGCAACCACCGCACACTATGGTAAGCATTCTCCCAGCCAGAAACGCGCTGATGCTCACGCGACATGGCGTGATTCAGAACGTGAACAACCGGCCGGACACCAACATACAAGCCACCCCTAATATAATCCCTACTGTGGACCATCTGTAAGTAATGGACTACATTACGGGAATAGAGGCTCTTGGATGGATCAGTGGACATAACCATACCGAAATCCGAAAAGAGACATTCAGATAACCTCTCAAGATTAACCCGCCCAGTGAAACGGTAAAGACCGTCATCACCCTGAACGAGCGCATCTACAATGCCCACACCACAACAATGCGCAGCGTAAGACATTACCCAGAGATTAACCAAACTGCCAATCAAGTTCGTTAGGACAGAACCTGACGGTATCCCCCCAGTGCGCGGTTTATAGATTAAACCACTTGGAGTGAAGATACTCGACCTCTTAAAGGATTCCTTACAGAACCTAATCAGAGGTCCAGCTTCCCTGACAAACCAATTCTCGAGGATTTTGAAGACCATGTCGAGGACTTCAAAAGGTACAGTCGCATCAAAATTGGAAAAATCAAGCGACAGTACCATACCTCGGTCGCGCGTCATAAACCGTGTAACGGCAATATCAACATATCGACGACCACGCCAAGCAGCGAACTTATCGTTCGTTCTCAGTGCGTTTAAAGCGACATGTTGAATACACTTTTCGAGGTTACCGTCTACACGACTACGTTGAAAGACTGCGCGCTTCTTAGCCGGAAGATAAGGACCAGAGGAGTCACCCCTAGTCCCCAACACGGAAGGGTTAGCCTCCGCATAATCATGCGAGTACCCACTAGACCGAATCAGAGCACTGAGTCGGTAGTAGGACTCCAAATAGTCCGGGTCAGAAGTAAAGTCAGGGAATCCCAATCCAGTACGGTTGAACAAGAAGACGGAATCTTCCAAAGGAAGAGGAGTCAACTTGCCCAACGTCCGAACATCATAGCACGCGGAAACAAAATCATTAGCGTACTGAACCGCACTCCAGCTACGGATGCGGAAATCGCGAGGGGAAAAGTACCTCATAACCTTATCCTCAAGCGAAACACCTTGATGGTTAGGTTGAGAATACCCAGGTCCCTTTGAAAAGGAACCCACTTTAGACAATTTCCCTTGCTCAACAGTCCGCAATGATTCAAGCAGAGTACCCAGATCCACGGCCTCCAGTAAACTCCGGAGGCATACAGCACGACCTGCGTCTTTGTCCGCGCTGTACTCCCGCCCTATTAGAGGCGTAGTGAAGTCGGCATCACAGGGTTCTGCAAACTGGCCAAGGAGGCTTCGCAATCTCTGCGATGCCAACACTCGGCGCGCGACATGGTCAGCCTCAAAGGGCATGACCAACACCCCTTTCTGAAGTAAAAAGCTAGTCCCCAGAGGACCCCCAAATAACTAAATT